CTAAGATAGATATTCAATGCAAGGAATGTAAAGAACACTTCACTCCAAAAACAAGGAAACAAACTAAGTATTGTTCAAGTAAATGCCGTTTTAATAATTGGGCTAAACAACCTAAAAACAAACTTAATAAGGCAGTGCAAGATGCAGTAACAAAAGGACTAAAACCTAAAATCTGTATTCGCAAAAGTAAGTATCTTAATGGCTTAGATTTTACTATGGATGAATTAAGAATCCATTTAGAAAACCAATTTGATGATTGGATGAATTGGAATAATCACGGCCTTTGGCATATAGACCACATTAAGCCAGTGGCCTCTTTTAATTTTACATCTATGGAGGATGAAGATTTCAAGAAGTGTTGGGCCTTAGAAAACTTACAGCCACTTAAAGACACAGAAAATATGAGAAAGAATCATTATTTTTACAAAGCAAAGGAGTTGGAAGTATGAAATGTCCTGTATGTGAAGATGGAGTATTGAAAATAACAGAATATGTTCCAATCAAAAAGAAACATAACCTCTATTTTACTAAAGCAAAGGCAACAATGGTTTGTGATAAATGTAATCATAAGGAGAGTTTTTAAAATGAATAAGCATTGTGAAAGATGGACATTTAAAATAATAGACGAAATGGATAGTACCTTTTCAGCACTTACAATTAGAGAAAAATTGATTGAAAAACATGGAACTAAATATACAGTTTCCTCGACATCAATAGGTCAATTTTTACGAAGGCATTGTGATGTAATAGGAAAGAAAAAAGATAGGTTCATTTACAAAAAGAGGGAAAGGAATGAAAACTAAATATGTAACAGTTAAAGTATCGTATGATACAGAAGAGACTTGGGATATTACTTTACAAGAAATAAAGGAACTATTTCAAATGATGAATAACTTGAAGCGTAATGCTATCATTCAAGATATAGAGCAAGGAGCGAATATCAATGATGATGGACAAAACGAATGAGTTATTAGAAGAATTGCTGGCTATGATAGCAAAGAGTAACAAGATATTGATGATGGTAAATATCGTAAACATAGCAACCATTATAACAATAGTGACGGTGATATTATGAATGAAGAAATAAAAAGATTAACAATGGAAAACGAAGCCTTATCAGAAAGAACAAACAGTCTAATTGGGAAATTAGAATCTGTAATGGAAACTATTACCTCTTTAGAAAATGAAATAGAAGAGTTAAGTAATAAGTTATTTGAACTAGAAGAACAACGGGGAGCATCTTCTGATATAACAGACACTCTTAGAATCAACGAGATTGATGCTTGGACTATTAACCATCAGACTATATCTGATAAGATAGAAGAAAGAATACTTGCTAAATTGAAGGTGTGATTATGCCCTTTACTTATGATAGGTCTTGGGCTGATATACACGCTATGCTTGAAAAGGCAGAAAGAAAACAAAACATGCACTATACTAAAATGCAGAGTCCTAATAAGAAAGACCGCATATATCACATGAGAAACTACAAGGCATTGGAAGGAGTAATCAAAGCCTTAAAGTGGACTCTTGGAGATAAAAATATAGAACACCCATTGGAGTGATATTTATGAAAGTAGTTTACGGACATACAGATTCAATCTATGTTCAAATAGATTCAGTGGAAACTGCTGAAATTGCTATTAAAGAAATAGAAGCATCTGTCAGAGAACACTTTCCTAATGTTATGGGGTTAGACGAACACCCCGTTCAATTAGAGTTTGAAAAGTATTTTTCAGCATTGGGTGTTGGAACCACTAAGAATAGAAATGCTGGTTTAGTATCTTGGGAGGATGGAGAATGGTTAGATAAACCTAAGTTTACTATGACCGGCTTTACTGCTAAAAGAGTAAGCGAAACTAAACTTGCAAAATCAGTACAAACAGAAGTGCTAACTATGTGGGTGAATCAATGTTCTCTTCATGAGATAAATAAATATCTGCATTCTATCTATTGTAATGTCAGAGAAGGTAAACTAGAACCTAGTGAAGTCATTAAAAGAAGCAGACTAAGGGCTAACAGGTTTACTGTAAAATGTCCCGAATGTAAGACTAAATACTCTATAAGAGAAAACTTCAAATGGTGTGGTAAATGTGGTAAAGATAGTAAATACTTTACAACTCTAGAAGGTAAGAAACCTACCTTTGGTTCAGGTATTGCAGGTATCTTATATGGATGGCAAAAGAAGAATATGGAGTTTGATGACTCTTACTTATTTGTAAAAGTAAAACATGTGAATGATTCTTTTAGAAATCCATTAACACACGAAATGAAACAAGTCGAATATGTTTCAGGAACAACCTATGCAGACTTCGACGGCTATCTAATTGATTGGGACCACTACGCCCAAGAGGTAGTAAGAAAGGCAGAACCTATTTACAAGGCTATGGATTGGGATATATCAAGCATAAGAACCGGTAAAATACAGAAAAAATTAGACGATTGGTGGTAATATGAATAACGATGAAAAATATAATGCGGTAATTTCTTCTATGCAAGATTTTACTTATGACTGGAAGCCCGAAAATTATGATGACCCTAGTAAACCTATACTAAAAATAACGAAATCTTCGTTGGGTTCATTTCAATGGTGTAATAAAAAGTACGATTTTTCTTATATTCAGCGTTTGCCTCAAGACCAAACAGACGCTATGTTGAAGGGAACAATCTGTCATACATCAAGAGAGAACTTTTTTAATGATTTTGATGTCAAGAAAGCAGAATCAATGAATGCCGAAGAAGTACATGAATACTGTCAAAGCCTTCATCCTATTGATGATTACTTAGACATATCAATCACACAATCGGCATTTGAGGCAGAGCGTTTCCTTGAAGCAAGGGCAGAAGGTAAGTTAGATGAATACTTGCCTGTTTGTAATGAAGGACAATTTGATGCTAATATAACTATTAGTAAAGACACTAACCCTAAATATCCTCTAAGAAGAGATTATGTAATACACATTCAAGGAATTATTGACCGTATCTTTGAAGTGGATGGTAGTTATCTTCCTTTTGAATATAAAACTGGGCCGTGGAAAGACTACAAGAAAACTATGATGCGTAAAGAAATGGCGTTTTATCAACTTTTGATTGAAAACTCTCCTGATGAAGTATTGATTAAGAACGGATTAGACCCCGAAAAGGAGGTAACTCATTGGGGTTGGTACTATCCTGTTTCTAATTATGCCTTTTCGCAAAAAGTTGCAAAGAGAACAATGACTTCTGTAATGAATCATATAGCACATTTAATTTGGTCTTATGAGAATAGTCATTTCCCTGCTAAATTCTTTTACAAAACTTGCTCATTCTGTTCCTTCTTTGGAATATGCGATGCGGCACAAGAAGATACATGGGTGTGATTAAATGAAATGTAAATTATGTAAAGAAGAAATAGAAGGCTACGGTCATTATCTAAGTCAAGGCGGATATGCTTGTGATACTTGTAATTGGTTAAAAGTTATACCGGAAAGAATGAGGGGGAATCATCTATGAATGACGATATAATTAAACAAAAGGTACTGGCTAGAGATTGGACTTTTACGGAAATATCTAATCTAAAACAAACTATCAACTTACTCTGTAATGAGATTTATTCTGAATCTAAACTAGGTGAAAGATTTGCCTTAGTTAGAGATGTAAGGATTAATGAAAGTTATGTAGGACATACCTTTGAAGATATAATGAGAAAAGCAATAAATACAAAACTATCTGGCGAAATTGCTGGTGTAATAAGTAATATGTTGGATTCAGCAACAGTAAATTTTGGAGGAAATAAAAATGAAATATCCGAGGGAAGTATGGGCGGGGAGCCACATAAAGAACGCACCACAAATGAAACGAAAAGTAGTCTCATCGAGGAATGAATATGCTAAGTTTGTTAACGCTCAAAATAATAGGACAAATGTTTATACAACGGTGTATGACTTTGAACATTTTTCAGAGACAGCAAAAATAGATTCATCAGTAATACTAGATAGAATATTTTTAGATTTTGACGGACATGATAATGATTTAGAATACGCATGGAGAGATTTAAAAATGGTAATGCAAAGGGTTTTAGAAAGAGATTGGAGATACACCATGTTCTTTTCTGGAAGAGGATTCCATTTGTTTTTATTCGGTAAACCTGCCGAAAGTATCAGAAGTATTCAAACCTTCTTTAGAGATATTAAAGCATACATGAGAGCGAATGTTGCTGGTAAAATGACGCTTGATGATAGAGTAGGTCAAACCACTAGATTGAGAAGAGTACCCAATACCGTGAATATGTCCTCTAATTATTATGGCAATCCACTATACTGCATCCCATTACAGAAGGAAGACCTTAGCCATAGTTTAGATTCTATACTAGAGTTAGCAACCAAACCAAGGCATTTACGCTTTGAAATGGGTGGCAATATCGAGGTAACTTTTCCTGATGTACCCCCTATCGAAGCCGTTGAAGGTGAAATTTCTGTCCCAAAATATACAGGAAAACTCCCAATATTACCTTGTTTACACAATGCTATCATGACGGAGAATCCTTCACATATTGCTAGAGCATACTTAGTTTCTTGGTATAGAGACTTGTTAACAGGAAGGCGACCTTTAAATTCATTAAAAGAAAAACAAGAAGTATTAGACTTAATTGTAAAAGAAATAAAACAATTGGTTGAATCTAACGATGAAGTATGGTTAGATTGGGATGAACACACAACTAGAAAACATGCTAAGTTTACAGTATTTGGTAATTATAAAACTCCTTTCTGTAATAAGTTAATTAGTGAAGGTTACTGTGTTGGTAAGTGCTGGCGTTATCCAGATTATTTAGGTGAGTAATATGTTAGTAATAGATAGCAGAGAAAAAGAAGGTTCTAGATTAGTTAAATTAGTACAGTCTAAATGTAAAACTTTAGGTATTAAAACAGAAAAGAAATGGCTTGAGATTGGAGACTATGTTTTTGATGATGTATGCTTTGAAGCAAAATCAACAACTGATTTCTTAGGCTCAGTTATGAGTAAAAGAATATGGACTCAAATAGATAACATGGATAGACACTACAAAACCAATGTAGTAATCATCTATGGTACTCTAGAAGAAGCGATTTATAATGTTAAAAGACATGGTAAATCCAACATTCAAGAACCTGCAAGAAGTATAATGTTAAATAATAAGTTTCTAGGTGGTATCGGAAGAATTACTTTAGATACTGATGTAAAGGCTTTTTGGGTTCCAACAGAAGAAGAAGCGGCACTAATTATAAGTGCCATTTGTAAAATGAAACCTATTGAAAGAGATGTAATTAGACCTGAGATATTCAAAAGAATAACAACGGATGATTTAAGATTAGATGTATTAACTAGCATCAAAGGTGTTTCCTTAAAGAAGGCTAAAGCCTTTATTAAAGAATATGGAAGCATTATGGAAATAGGAGAGCAAACAGTCCATGAATTGTGTTACATGGATGGTATCGGTGAGAAAACCGCAAAAAGAATATTAGACACATTAAATAGTGAAAAGAAGGTGAAAATATGAATGAAGTTAGTGAAGAGAATAGAACAGCCTTGATGTATGAAGGTGAAGATGAAGAAAAATATATGGAGATATATGAAGAAAATACTCAGGCTTTTACAGGCCAATTACCTGCAATTGTTCAAGAGTTTCAAAAAGACGCTACTAATGTAGCGCACTATAATGAAATACCTGCCGCAGTATCTTTCTTTGTTATATTAGGTCAAATATGTAAAGACTATATTAAGATACCAAATGGTTTTAGTATTGAAGATTCAAGAATACATTTTTGTCAAATCCAAACTTCGGGTACAGGAAAATCAACTTTGTATAATTTCGTGGGTCCGGTGGCTAGAAAAACATTTAAGAAAATTAATGATACTAATAGTCATCCCCTAGCAGAATTGATTCCTCCTGAATATGAAGGAGATTTTGTTACTAAAGCACCTAAAAACTTTAATGTGTTTTCAACTACTCTATACACTGATGCGGCACTTATAGGACACTATAAAGAAGAATTAGATAAAAGAGAAGATAGTGAAACTAAAGGCGAGTTTAGACAAAAAAGAGTTGCAGGTGAATTAGAAAATAGTGGTTTAGCACATTGGGACGAATTTGAATACTCAGGGGTATTTAAAGAAAGTCAACATAAACAAGATGCTATTGTTATGCTTAATACTTTTATGAATACATTACATGGTGAAAATTGGGTTGTGTCTAAAAAGTTAAAAGAAGGCGACACAATGGAATGTTTTTGTGAGCGTTCAGTATTGGCTATGACATATCCACCTCACAAGTTAGAATCAGTAATGACAGAAAAGGGTGTTCTTCAAAGAATGCTGTTGTTTATCTGGGATGTTCCGCATTTTATTCAGGATAAAATGAGAAGAAAACAAATATCTTATGCAGGTAAAATCGTTGATATAGACATGCCAATTGATAAACATGCAAATGCTTTATTTAAAATATATTCTATGGTAAAGCAAAGATGGGAAGAAGTCGGTAAAGATGGATTAAAAGTAATGAAGTTTTCACCCGAATTTAATGCTGTTCTAGAGTTTGAATACGAAGGTATGGAAGCATACATTCAGTCGGCTTCTCCTGAAGTTAGAAAGATAGCATCTAATTTTACTACCCGTTTGCTTAAAATACTGTTTAAAATGTCTGTTCTATGCAGTGTGGCGCAAAGTCGGTCTATTACCAAAGAAGAGGACCGCTTCTTGGTTACGGGGTACAATGTGAGGCAAGCGGCCTCTATCGTGCGACAGTGTTATATGACATTGGTGGACTGGTTAGAGCGAAGCCTAAGAGTAAGGCGTAGGACAACGGCTGAACAAAGTCAAGAACCTGCTTTTATTAAGATATTCACAGAAATGGATAAAGATGAAGAAGGCTATGTTAGTAAGAAATTATTTTTAGATACTCTTCTATCAGAAACCGGTCTTAAAAAGAGCAGAATATATCAATTGTGGAATAACAATGAACATAACTTTGAAACAGATAAAGTTGGTAGGTCAGTATTCATTAGATTAAAAGGTGAGAAGAAATGAAATGGGAAAATACATATGTAGTTTTTGATGTAACAAAAGGACCAAAAGTAATTATAGAGACTTTAGACACTTATGGCGATGAAGGATGGGAATGTTGTTCTATGCTAAGTATAGCAGGTGCAAACATCGTTGCTTTCTTAAAAAGAAAGATTGGCGGCCATGAAGAAGAAGTTGACGAAGATGCTAAGAAAATCTCTAAACTTTGGGCTAATGGTAGTGCGTGATTATAATGTCGGTTTTGGCATTAGATATTGAAACCAAGAATATGTCTCATGACATAGGTGGTTTCGGTAATACTCACATGTTTCAAGTATCAACCGTTGCTACTTGGGATGGTAATAATGGTACTGTTTATGTCGATGAACCTTTAGATACATTTGCTAAATCAGGTCATGTAGTTAAATCATTAGGTGAACTAAAATATGATTTAGATAATCATTTACAAAAAGGCGGAGTATTGTTAGGACATAACATAGCCGCATTTGATTTACCTATATTAAGAGACTCTATGGATATTTATTGCATACATAAATATCTAGGAGATGAAAAATATATTGATACAAGTAAATATATTTTAAAGGAACACGGTGAAAGGATTCAACTAAAGAATCTAGTAAAGTGTTCCTTAGATGATGCTAAACTAATGGAAAGCGCAGATGCACCTAAATTATGGAAAATGGGCCAATACGATGAAGTCGTTGAATATTGTATGAAAGATACTCAACTAGTATATGACCTTTGGAAGTATGGACAGGATAAAGGTATTGTTAAAGCGTTCTCTATTGACAAAGAAGAGTTTATAGAATTAGGAGTGGAATGGTAATGAGTACAGCAGAATGGTTCGGTCTTTTGATTTTTCTAATAGTAGTAACTCTGTTATTCTTTGCGGCTTTTGGTGGTAACAATATAACCGACCAAAGCGTTGAAGATTACATGAGAAGGCTTATTGGAGAATCCGAAGGTGACGGGAAACAATGAGTTTAAAACAGAATTGCAAGTATTGTAATAAAGATACTTTAGCGAAGCGTTTATTGGGATTTTATGTAGGTTCCAATGAAAGACTCAAGTTATGGGAATGCCGTGAATGCGGCGGTATTTGGTCTAATAAAACACAATAGGGGGAAGTAGTCTTTACGGGCTACTTCTCCCATTTTTTTTTGGTTTTTCAAATGGTCTTTTTAAGAACGCAAATTGGACTATTCACGGTGTTGCAACTGCTATAAACGCACAGGTTCTTGTTACTGTAATATCTCCACCTGCACCGTCTTGAACCCTACAACTAATTTCGTATGATACATCATGAGGCGGGTCAGAAGCATTTGCTGGTATTGTACCGTTAATAGCCAATGTATTGTATCGTGCGGCATTTGTTGTTCCAGTCGAATTAACACTATAAACATTAAATGTATCTGAACCCCCTACTTCGCTATTAGTCCAAGCATAAGTATAACTTCCACTACCGCCCGTAGCCACCACTGATAAATCCCATATTGGGACTCCGCCAGTACCCGAAATAAAAGCAACTGTTGAACCTGTTTGGGCGACAGCATAATTTATATTTTCATCTAAAGGCGCAGAACCGTCAGTAACAAATGAAACTGCAAGGGACGCACCACTAGCATTTTGAACAACGCCGTATTGCCAATGTAAGCCCATTTAATCACCCAATTCTTATCCAAGTGTTATTACCGCTACAAACAAATGTAGCCGCCTTATAGGATTCTATATCATCTAAAGCGGAAGCCGCACCACCATTAATCGTAGCCGAATTAGAAACGGCTATTTGTGCGCTAATGTCCGAACCTGTTTCATTAAATACAGTAAATTGAACACCTGCACTTGTGTCATTATTAACAGAAGGTAAAGTTAAATTAGAGTTAGCGTGTTTAAATATAACTAATGTTCCTGAATCTCCGATAGTAGGAGCATAAGTAGCCGCCGCTACAATAGCGGTTGTTGCTCTTGAATTAAATCCAGCATGACAAGTTGCATTAGCCGTAGTATCAGGTGGCCCTATACTTGCTAGAGTAGTGGAAACAACATCATCATTTTCATCTATTAAAGATACTCCAAGTTTAAGATTACCTCCTTTATCTCCGGTTCCGTGGTCTTCAGTTGCAAGAGAAGCAATAAAAGCAGAAGATTCTAAAACGGATGAAGGGACATTTCCATCTGTGGAATCAAAACCAATACCCCCTAATAAATCTCCATCAGCAGTTGAAGTATCTTCTCTAACAATCATTATTCCATTATCACCATCTGCCGCAGTATGAGAAACTTGTAGTCTATTAGCAGGTGCATTTGTCCCTATGCCTATTGCATCAGCAGAAGAGTCAGCATAAAATAAATAGTCTGCCGCACCATCAATTCTTACATCTATATCTTCATTATCCGCATTAAACATAGTTTGAGTAGGTGTAAGTTTTAGATTATAGACTAAAGAACCCCCTTTCATGGTTCTAATAAACAGTTGAGAATCTTCCGAAGCATGGGTTTCATCAACTATTTCAGCCATTATTCTTACATATTCCTGTTCAGTATTATTGTGGTCTGCACCTAAGAAACTAATTAATCCTAAATCATCACCATCAGCAGTACCATTATCAGAAGGGTCACGCAATAATTCTAACTTTGGCCCATTACCTGTACCAGTAACTTGAGAAGTAATTCTTACTTTTTGTGCAGACCCACTTATCGTCATTACCGGTTGGTCGGCAGTACCGTCATCATTTACTCTAAAAATAATATCTTTATTTGAAACTGTATTTGTTATGTAAATATCATCAGAAGATTCTGTAATAGTTAATTCACCCGCAGTACCTACTTTTAACGATTTAATATCAGTAACTCCTGAACCATCAACTGCAAACTTAGCCGCATCAGAATTATTTCTAACTTCAAAAGCAGTAGCGGTAGTATCGCTACCTAATCTCGCTACAATTTTTTTATCTGCGTCTGTATTATCAATAATAAAATCTCCACCAGCAGTACCGACTTCAACAGTTGTTCCGCCAGAAGCGGCACTTATTTTAGACATTTCAGTATATCCCGAACTATCATATCCAATGCTTAAATCATTACTAACTTTACTTGTAGTTAAGAATTGCACTAATCTATCAGAAGTTGCGGCTGAATCATCGGCTGAACCTGCTGTAATTTTAATAACAGCAATAGGTATATCTCCTTCAACAAAGTCAGGAACCCTGTTAGTTACAGCATTACTTCCTCGTAATACCATTGTATCATTAGAACCTCCGCCATCTTTTGCTACCAGTAATAAATATACATCTTCAGTTGCATGAGGGGTAATATCAACTGCACCTGTTCCTGAGTTATAATTAGTTGCCATGTCCGTTGCGCTTAGAGCAGTAACAGTTTTTAATTTACCATCTCTAAATACTTTACCTGTTAATACTGCAATAGTAGTTAATGAACCTCCATCTGCAAATGTAATATCAAAACAAGTAGCACTACTTTTAATAGCATAATTGCCTCTAATACCTTGACTTAATGATTTAATTAATCCTGTATGCGGATAATCAATATCGTCAGTTATTTGCGTTGTAGTTGTTGCGCCTGTTGTTGTACTATACCAATGCGGGTTTTCTATTTGTACCATTTCATTCCACCTCTAATAAGAAAAATATTTCTAAATCACTTGTATTTGCTATTGGCCCTATTGCGTCAAAATTTAATCTTGCTAACATATTACCGTTTGAATCAAAAAATGCCGCTTCTCTAATACTTTTGCCCGTTAAATTAGTATTAGAACCTGCTATTCTTAGACTGTATTCCACTGTATTTTCACCAGACTTGATTGCTGATTTAGTATAAGATGAATCAGACGCTCCAATATCGACATCTAAATCTGTTGCGGCGGGACTAGTTGAATTACCACCTTGTCCGACCCTTGCGTTAGTTAGTAATGTAACTAATTGGTCTGCCATGAGCGATTTGAATTTGTCTGTTATCAATACTCTTCCTCCAATAATGTAGTGTAAGTAACACCACTACCTTCCTCATGTCCTAATGGCCTAGTGCTAGTATTTAGGGGTGTCCCAAATCCTAAAGGCGCACCACCACTACTTCCCCTTTCTCTAATAACAAAACGAATAGGTTTAATTTTTATGTCTTCTGACATAATATATCCTACCTTACTTTCGTCAAATCTTTTATCTCTAATTGCTGTTCTTAAATTTTTTGCCTCAATAGCCAATTCTGAGAACCTATCTTCTAAAACCTTACTATATCTTCCTAATTGTAGTTTCATGTTGCCTGTTAATAAATGCTCATTCTGTAAAACCTTATATGTATTTCTTCGGACATTTTCTCTTGGTATTTCTAATTCCACTATGTCACCTGCTTTTACTTGGGATAAGTTTTTGTGTCCTACTTCTATTTCTATTCGTTCATTTAAAGATGTATGTAGTGCTAATTCTTGTTCGGCTCTTTCATTAACTTCTTCCTGAGTAGTTAATTTATTATCATACACTTCTAAAGTCTTCTTACCATCTTCTTTTATGCTGGTAAAATCACTTCTAACTGCTTTATGACTTGACCCATATACTGCAATTTCATTTTTTAGATTGAATAAATCTTCTTCTCTTTCGTAATTATATAATTCAACATCAGAAGAATCACTAATAAACACGCCCGTATCGAAGAAAACATCGCTCTTTGATTTTATTTGGAAAGTGTCATTATCATGGAAAAGAGTTTTTTCTTTCTTGCTTAATAAAAAGTTTATTGCTGAAAATAAATCAATACCCTGATAGTTAGGTGCTATAAATAAAGGGTATTCGGGAGAAGTATTTTCAAACTCAATACCTTCTTCTTCCAACAATTCATTAACTAAATCTTCCGCTTCATTACAAATAGTAACGGTACTTCCTATCATACCTCTTTCCATGTCTAACTCTATATCTTCTGATAAAGTTAAATTAAATACTTCAGAAACAGAAACAATACCTAATTGTTCTTTCATATCTGAGAATTTAATAACATGTCCTATGTCAACGCCGCTATCAATATATTCCAAAGAAGCCTTGAATGGGTTTTCTCCATCTGAAACGCACACATTATATGCTATATCGCTATCTAATATACTCTCAAAGTTATTTCCTTCTCTTAAAACTACATAATCCGAAGAACCCTGAACATCTAAATCAGCAACTAAATACATAGATAAAGCCGCCTCATTATCTCCTGTGTTATATACATTTTGAATTTGTTTTTTTGATTTTTTATCTGCTACTATATATGAATTGATAGATGTATAACAAGAATCTTCCCCTGACATCTTAGTGTATTTAGAAGATAAAGTATTCAATGATATTTCTTTAGGAGAATAATTATACATGCAGACATGATTAGGTTGCATAATTCTATAAAATCCATTAGGGAGTGCCTTATCAGTAGTTATGATATGTCTTAAATTAGTATTAGTAGTGTCTATTTCGTGAGATAATACATAAGCAATTGTAGTAGGCGACATTTCATCTAAAGATATAGGAGTCACTACATTATGACTATATGTTGTGACTGAATTACTTTCATTTAGATATTTACCTGCTTCAGAAACTAAATAACAACCTGTTAAATCATTCATCAATCTTAGGCTTCTCCTGTTTATTCTTGCGGCAGTAGTGTCTGAAACAAAGGAAACTAAATCATCGGCATCGGAATCATCGTAATGATTAACAGTTTTATTTGCATCAATATCAATAAAGTAATGAAACACACTTCTATTCCCTGCTGATGTATCGGTAACTCCTGTTTCATCAAAAAATAATCTTGGTTTAAATGTTAACATAACACCGTCTGTATCTTTGTCATATGTTCTTATTGCATTACTATCTCCTTTGGAGTTATCGAATCTATTAAATTCTCTAAATGTTCTAAGCCCAATTATTCCCATATCGGTAGTATCTGTTGGAGTATCGTCTATTTGTTGACCACTTGCGGCTGTTATTACTTGACCAACCATTCCTTTATCTGCTCTTGATTTTCCATTCTCAACGCTAAATCTATCTAAAAACAATGGTAACATTCCATTGTATAATGCGTCTTTATCATCAACCGTACTACTATCAGTAAAAGTATTCATACCGTCTAATTCATTCATTATTTTAGAAGGATGCTTTTGCATCGTAGTGCTGGTCCCGCTACCCATGTCGCTTTCTTGAGAAGCACCGCCCTGAGTAACATTTGCCATATTTAATTCAAATGATATTGGTAAAAAGATATTAGAAGCCCTACTACTATGAACGCTATCATCTAAATGTACGCCATAAAAATCATCAAAATCACTATTATTTTTACCATATTCTGCCGCTTCATTTGTAACAATACTTTTTAACATGTGTATAGGTTGTTGCCATTCATTAAATGTATCTTCCTTTCCATGCCCATAAACTGATTGTCCCGAAGAAGTTACTTCATTACTATCTGAAATTAAAGCAGTTACTTTATACAAATGACCCGTCGAATAGGCATTACCGTTTGTTTTATTAGCCGCCGCATTAAATGTAATTACCGTATTACCTGCTCCACCAACACTTGCAACTTGACCTATCAATCTGCCATTTTCATCAACTACTAAATCATTGTTTGATAATACGGAACTAACATCAGCATCAGCAGTTAATGTTGAACCTGAATAATCGGCTACTTCTGGCTTGTCATTCGTACTGCTTTGCCACTTGCCCGAACCGCCTGTTAGTAAAGTCCAATTATAACCACTGTAAGTAAATATAGGCAGAACCCTATCTTTGCTTGGTGCGTTTTCAGGGTCTATTTGATTAAAGGACCAATCAATCACTACTTCTGTTAATCTCATAAGAGAAAATCTTTTCAGGGATGATAATGTTTTGCTGGAAGATACAATATTAGAAGTAACATAATTATCATCAGTTAAATTAACGCTACTTGTATATCCCATCATAGATTCTTTAGGGTCAGAATTGGTAGTGGGTGATGGCTTTTCTAAACCAAAGAAAGCATAATCCGTGATGTCTCTATTTATTACAGGTGACGAAGCACTAACGGCCATTAAACTATCATATCGTTTTGACGAATAGACATCTTTATCGCAATTAGAAAACAAAAACATTCTTGCTACCTTTGGGTCTATTTGATAAAGGACTTCCTTTGATAAGAAAGGATTTGGTGGGATTTGAGTAAATGGTGTTGTTCCAAATACAACTTCATCAGCCCCACTATTGCTTTCATGAATACTAGTATCAAAAAACCTTGAACCATTAACCGGTAGTAAGCCTCTTGATTCAGGTAATATATGACCATGACCATAATCGGTTCTATCGGTTTTACCTACTCCTGTTATTCTATTAAGATAACTACTACTGCCTATTATAGTATATCCGAAATTGACCCTATACGCCGAAGCATAATATGGAATTTTACTAAGAATTTCTGTATAGTACCTGCTTGTGATATAATCGTTTGTAAACTGAACCCCGTTAGAATTACCTACTCGGTTATAATTACCCTTTTCTAAATTATAAATCCTATATATTGGTGCGCCATATTTCTGTATATATGTATTACATTCCATATTACTGTTTTGGGCGGCTGAATTAGTGATGTTTCCACTAGCGTCTTTGTAATAAAGAGGATAATTCATTAATGTAGGTCTATAATCCACACCACCTTCATAGCGAATATATGGATTTAATAAACCAATAAACTTACCTCCATGTAAATGTCCACCATTGAGCATATTTAATTCATGAGTTAGTTTAGTAGTTTCTCCAAAGTTTCCTGTTGCAGATATTGTTTGAATAGTTTGTCCATCAATATCAGCAGTGAGTGGAGTATCTATGTAAATGGTTACTGTACTATCAGCAATAACTTGATTCGCCATTATCATTCTTCCTATAAATACTCCATTGGCATATAATGGTTCACCGTGGTATTTTCTAGCACTTGCCGTAGTGGATAACGCATTATAACTAGCACTTGCGGCAGTAGTGACAAAACTCATATCACCGATAGTGCTTGCACCGACTACTCCTAAAGTAGTAGCATTAAATGTAGTGTCTTTAACATTTGCATAATTAATATCAACTCTTCCTAAAGTTAAAGGTATGTACGGGGCTAATTCCACAACTGTTCTATTATCCGTTCTTGTTTGAGATAATACGGTGAAATCTAATAAAGTATTAACCGTATCAAATGTTTGATAAGTTTTATCTGTGGCAGTTGTAGTACCTGTGGCATTATCATCTAATCTGGCTTGAAACTTACCATCGGATAAAATAGATAAACAATCGCTTAAATAAAATCCTTTAGCCTTTGGATTAGTGCTACAACTAGTCCCTATTAAAGAACCTGTCTCCGTTCCTCCTAAATTTTGACTTGTGCCTCCTGTAAAAAATAGTCCTTTAGAAGATGCTCCCGATAAAGTGGAAACAGAATCCACTGCTCTGTTAGAAGAAAGTGCTTTATTAAAAACATAATAATTTGAATGACTTCGCAAAAGAATATGTGCGCCCGTACCCTCATTAGATTCTGCTAAAGAGTTTTCTTCCAAAACTACTCTTGTGGTGGAATTACTGCCATCGGGGTCGCCATCTCCATCCAAGCCACCCAAAACATCAACTCTTCCAATATAAGAAACAGTGTCACTATTTCCACCGCCTAATAAGTAAATATCATCACCTTCCGCCAAACTATGTGTTCCAGAACAAACTACTAATTTACTATTAAACGAACAAGTAGCCGCTACACCACTACCTGCATAAAATAACCTTTCATAAGGACTATTAGTTGAATAAATAATGTCTTCTGAATGTAATGTATTTTTATTTACAATTGGGCCTAATAGTTTTCTAACTTCGGACCTACCTGCGATTGTAAATATAGTTTGTCCGTCTTTCTTTGTCTTGTGTATTTTTTCAATAGCACCCGAAAACTTTTCCACTTCTATGTAAAAAGAGCCATCCATGTAATCTAACGCAGTATCGGAACCACTATGACTTGTACCTGCAAAACTTAAAGTTAATAGTTGTTTATTAGCATCTGAATTAGTAACACTGGCTTCTAAGAAACCAAAATCGCTGGATATTAATTTAACATATAAATTATTGTGTCTATTTTCTATTATATCAAATGTAGTTAAAAGGGTTTTATCTGTATTATTCCAAGCCCTTCTGTAAATAACAGCACCTTCTGATAAAGTATATCCACTACTACCAAATAGCCCTGTCCCTTCTATTCGACTTACTGCTCTAAAGGTAATATCTTGTTCTTTTCCTGTGGTTCCTGAATTATTAATAGCGTCTATTGTTTCGATAATTAAAATTGGCGCACTAGCACCTGTTCCTATTTTAACTTCATCTCCTACATTAAACATGGTATCTAAATCATATTCGGTAGTAAATCTATATTCATTAGAACCTAAAGAAGATTTTATCGTTGCTTTTAATGCAAACCAATCATTAAAGATTCCTTTATGTAGTCTATGCCTAACTCTAATTTTATCTAATCTTTTTAATTTAGAATCTAACAGTCTTTTATTATCCACCATTTTACATTCTAAAAACGAACCTCTGCTTTCCGAAGAATCTAATACATTTAAATCGAATACATTGTATGCTTTATTTGCTCTTGTAGGTGAAAAGTCATAATGAACATATCTAATTGGTCCTGTAAATACTTGTGCTGATTGACCCGCACCACTTAATGCCGCAGTGGAAGAAATATCTAAATCACTATCTCTTCTAGCATTAGGAAAACAATCATTATAATCCGTAAATACTGAAGGAACAGTTGTAGGGTGAGTATTGGTTCCATTCCATTCATTAACTAGTGCTAATGGTAAATTAGTTCCCCCTTCTTTGTAGGCTGGATAATCCATATTTTTAAGATTGTCAACTATTTTTATATTGTGAGTATATTTACTATAATCTTTTATTACTGCTTTATTATCACTTACAGTAACAAATGTATTCGTTACGCTAGGAGTGACAGTGGTAGCATTTGCTCCTAAGAACTTCATAAAATACTTAGTATTGTGGTCTAATTGATTATCTTTGTCTAAGTTATCATTAAAGAAATAAAATAAAGGCTTTGCACATACTAAGTCATTTTGTAAATCCTTTTTAATCCCTGCCGATACTGCTAATAACTTACATGCTCTTGCAGTATCAGCAACGGGTGGTCCCTTAAATACCATAAACTTAGTATCTCTTTCTATCTCTGTTCCTAATTTTGGTTCAAATTCAAAACCAACCACAGTATTTTCCACTGTTCCTCCATTAGTAGTATTATTTTCTGTAATAGTGGAAGTTATTTTAGCGAAATGATGTTGGGTATAATCGTCGGAATGAACCAACACAAAGTAATTATCATTAGTTAAATTCATAGATAATTCTAACCCTACACCTGTATTAAAGTCATAAGCCATTATCTTAAACCCTTCAGTAGTTTCTAAATTAGAATACTCGGTATCTGCACTATCGGAACCTGCTAGTTGTTGTACTAAAGTTTCAGCACTTCCTGACGGAGTTTGTTCATATACTATTGTGTATAGCCTTTCACTACCTGAATAAGCATTAAATGTTTTAAATCTAGGATTAGTGGCAGTATCATAATTAGTTTTGTTAAATGTTGCGGATATTTCGGCAGTTGCAGTAGCGGCTTGAGATATAGTTAATTCATCCGAACCCAATGAAGTAGCAGTAACATATGTATTATCAGGAATACCTGTGCCTGTTACCCCCATACCAATATAATAAACTCCACCAACATTAGTTAATGTGGTATTACTATTAGTGTTAAGTGTTTCTGAAACATTCCTAACTGCCCCTGAACCCTCTGCAAAAATACGACTCATAAATCCACCTCTTCAAATCGTAAATAAAGCAGAGTATCGTTAAAGTTAGGCATAAGATTGTCTATCATAGAAAATTCTGAAGTATTTCCAGTAATGGCTAATTCATGAAATTCACCCATAAATTGCTTACATGTTGTAGCCGCATCTTGTCCTGAAGCCGTACCGCCGCCTAATTTATCTTCTATTCCTGAAATCGAAGTATCATTTAATCCATTAGAACCTATATATGTGTCTGTTTTAGAGAATACAAAATCAGAAGTTTCTCCGTGAGTATCGGATTTAATCAAAATTCCATTAAGATACAAAGATATTTGTTTAGTTCTATTATTAAAAACACAACCTACATGAAACATTTGGTCTATGTAGGCCGCATGTTTGTATGTTGGGATATATAGGTCAGTACCCCCATTCATCTGTGGCGTTGGACTAGTCATCTCTATGTCAGTACCAGCAACCGAATGTATAGTCCCAAGAGAGATAAAAGATGTTCCAGTATCAAAAGCAGGTTCATTTGCAATATCGCCCCTAATAAATAATTCTTGGGTTGCAAATAAGGGATTAGTAGCGGAAGCCACAATTATGTCTATATTGTCATTAGAACCTCCACTATGTACTTCAGCCACTTTAGCGTACATTACTCTTCCTTTATCATCGAAGCCACTAAATAGGGCGGCTCCATTAGTACCATTAAATCTAAACCCATGTCCTTGACTTGGCTTAATTACAATATCAGAAGTGACTGTTTTAGTGGTACTTCCTATCTTAACTGTGGCTTTTATTTTATATTCTGCTGGATTATTTTGAGTGTGAGTAGTAGCATTAAGCAAAGATATTGTGAAATTATCATTATTAAAAATCATCATTTCATGAGTTATTCTATTTGCTCTAGTTAAGTATCTTTCATTCTGCATTTCAGATTCGTCATTAGCATCGCTATCGCCTAAAGCATAAGTATCTTGTAATAGCCCTGCCATTATTTTCTTGCTATCGTTTCTGCTTTGACCTACTCCTAATGCGGTAGCGGCGTGGTCAATTGTGATTTGATGTGTACTATTACCATTAATTTCATACGGAGTGATTAATGCTTCAAAGGAAAATGAACCCTCATGCGCCCAAAGCCCGTAGGCTACATCATCGTAGGTTGCAGAATCTCCTGTATTTGGTACATTATCCGAATAATCCATCTTAACGAAAGCATTACACATAATTGGAAAAACCAAAGAGCGTTGTTTTCCGGTTAAGACTTCATACATCGTATCACGGTCCTATTGTTGCTACTTCAAACTGCATACTAAAACTTAAATCAATTGATTCTGATTCCATATTAAAAGAAAAACTACGAATAAAACCTGACATACCGGTATCAGTTTGAGAATCAGGAAATGTTGATTTTTTAAATGCTACTCCTGTATTGTCACCAAAACCAGCAGTACCTCTAGATGCAAAATTAAATGGTACTAGTGTTGATGTTCTAGCGGCATAGGCATTACTAACTTTAGAAGGCATCAAAATAACTAATTCATTCATAGATTGGTTATCCTGTAATCCGGTTGAGTCCACACCTGATGCTATCATTTGTGCTATTTCGTGAGCAGTGTAAGTTAAAGCAGTATTAACTTCTGTTCCACCGGAAGCAGGGGTTCTAGTTTTTCTAATAGAAGTTTCAGAAATAAATCCGCTCAAATCAATTGTCTTGGTACACATTCCTAAATCTAATGCGGCGGTTAATGATTCTCCGGTAACTACTCCTGAAAATGGAATAGGAAAAGAAGGAATAGTTTTGCTTACTGCAACCCCTACTGATGTAACATTCAATGGAATAGTGTCAATGGTTAAATCATTAGAGTCTTTATCAAATTTTCCTGTCTTTAAATATACATATGCCATCTTAATCACCCGAATGTTCTAGAAGAAGTAGTCCTATTAATTTTATTATTTACCATAGAACCTATTTTATCCGCAATTCTTCTTAATTCTTGGTCCGAAGTATCTTTTGCATTGATTGTGATATAATTATTGACAGTATTGCCTCCGCCTTTAGACATTGATGGAGTTTGTTGATTATTGTAAACTCTTGCACCTTTAGGTAATTGAACTAATTCTGGCCCTCTTTCACCTACCATAGTGGTTCCTCCTGAAGCAACCCCTCCTGTGTGCAGTAAATCCCAATCTAAAGCATCTAACACATTCATAATTCCGTCTTTTACAAACTTAATGAATTTTTTTGACCCCTTCCATACCTCTTGAATGTAATCCCATATCCTCTCTAGATAATTAGAAACACCTTCAACATAATGAGTTACTAGGCTTGCGTATTCATCAACCAAAAGCATCCAAGCCCTGTATATTACTGCCGCAATAACAATTGCTATCATAGCGGGAATAAGGTATATTCCCGCCAATTGTATTGCATTTGCTAATATTGTTTTAACAAACCATGCGGCTAAAATAATCTTTGCGACTTGAAATAATCTTTTAACAATAGGTTCTCTAAATTCAGGGTCAGTAAAGAATTTATGAACAAACTCTATTCCCATATCAATTAATGCAAAGAGTATTTCTTTACCTATTGTAAATAGACCCATTCCAAAATCTATCAATAAACCTATTCCTGTATCAACTAACGGCCCTATCATCTTAATTGCTTTATCAAAATCTCCATCCATAAAGGTTTTAATAACATCAAATATATCTTTTCCGAAGTCTAACAGCCTCCCACCGAAATGTTTGATGTCACCCATAAATGGTTTTATTGCATTCTTTATAGCAAAGAATACAGGAATTAAAGTCATAAATGCTATTATTGCTAATACTCCAAACAGGAAATATCTAAACGCTATATCTAATCCACCCTTTAGTTTGTTGGTGAATTTAATCATTTTGAGTTGTAGTTTCTTTCTATCCCCTGCTATCTTCAATATAGCAAATAGGGGTGCGCCTAACTTCATTAATGGCTCTAGGTCTTTTATGCTAGGTAGCATTTGGGCATTTTCAGAAATCTCTTTGCTTTTTATTATTTTTTGCTCTTTAGCCATTTGTGCCTTTTCTTTTTTTGCACCTTTTCTTCCAGCGAGCATTTGTCCTAATCTGCCTTTTCCTTCTGCTTCAGCCTTTTTTCTTGCTAATTTTTTTCTTGTTGATGCTCTTTTAGTATCAAAAGCGTATGCGCTTTTAGCGGCTCTAGTTAGTTTCTTTTCATCCTTTTGTAATTCTTTAAATCTAGCATTTAATTGCACGGTTCCTTCAGCAAAAGCCATTTGTTCAGTAGCACCTGCGGCAATAGCCAAAGCATATTCTTTTGTATTTTTAACTGCTTCTTCTATTTGTTCAGTATATTGTTGCGCTGACTCTCTGCTTGCATTGAAACTTTCGGCTTCCTTTACTTTTAACGCAATTTGATTGTCTAATTTTTCAGTGTAGGTTTCCACTTCTTTATTGAGTTTCATAGCAAGTCTCATTGACCTTTTTGCTAAATCGTCAACGATATTTCTTGATTTTATATCTGCCTCAATTTTATCCGCCATTTCTTTTTTCTGTTGAATAGCCTTTCTTTCAGCCGCTTGTTCCTTTTCCAAAGTTTTTGTTAATTTTTCAATGTCTTTCCTGTAAGTTTTAATTCTATCAGAGGATTCTTCAAAACTAACTTTATGCTTAACTTGAAATCTTATGTTTTCTTTAACATACTCATTCATTTCTTGATGCTGTTTATTGACTCTTTTCATGCTATGAATTTTCTGAACAAACTTTTTATCTTCTTCTTTCATAGCCTTTACATTAGCCTTTGATGTATTCTCAAAAGCCGCTAAAATAGACAAATATGCTCTTAATTTATTCTGTACTGCCCAAATGGGACTACCTGAAACTAAGCGACTAAATGTAGTCCATGCTTTACTTGCGCCATCTGCACCTGCGGCGGCTTGAGTAATTGATTTAGTAAAACCTGAAAATTCCACTGCACTTCTAAGAGTAGCAGTATTCAAAGCATTTAGGTCATTAACTACATCAGAAATCTCATCAGCCATATTAACAACTCACTTTTGTTTTTTCATCTTTTCTAATGCTTCTGCTTGAAATTCTTCTGAAACTGCATGAACCGCTAATAAATCTAAAACTAAGTGCGTTGGCATTTTGTATATTTCTAATGGGCTTATCGCTAATGCTTTAGCGAGCATGTAAACCACGATTAAAGATGATATTTTAGGGCTGTGTTTTTTACCCTTAAATACATCTTTAATCAATCGTTTTTTTCTTCATCCCCCTGCATCATATTCATAGGATTAGGGAGTATTTCTTTTAATTGGTTGCCCACATAAGGGCTAAGACGCAACATATCCACTGTACTTAGTGAAGGTTCAGTCTTTTCTATAAAGTTTTCAACCATATACCTATACATAGCGTTTAGGTCAAGGTCAAAAGATTGAGTACGAGAATCAATTTTCATTACGGAATTAAGTGCCCTCTCGGTTTCAAGCCAAGTAGGTTCTTTAATCCATACCTTTAGGTATTCATCTAATTCGGGTGACACTTTAATGTGATGTAGTGTCGATTCGCTCAGTGCAAAAAGCACATTCTTATCTGTTATAATTTTTTTATCTAACATATTCTTCCACCTACAAAACCAACAAACGAACAAACGGTGTTGGTGGAATATTATTCTAGTTTAGACTTCTTAGGTTCCTCTTTCTTTACCTCAGTCTTAACTGTTTTAGGCTTCTTCTTTTCAGAAGCCAATCTTTCTAATTTAGCCCTATATTTATCATTATACGAAACCATGTTAATCACCCTTGAAGAACCCAATGGGTTGTTGTAGTACAATTAGTCAATGTTCTAGGCATTAATGTTGCTTCAACAGTAATCGGTCCTTTATCGTCAGGAACAGTCCATGTATTCGCAGTAGTGAAATAATCGTCAAACTCTAAAGTAAAGGTTTCGGAAGGAGTATTCGCCTTACTGAATGTTAATGTCAAAGATTGGGAAGTATCGTTGTTCTCATTTTGATTTAGTAATTCTGTGAATAAAGTATCATCAGTTACTAAAGCAGTGATAGCGATTTCATATGTTCTTTGCGCTGGAATGCCGTCTTTAATAGACTTACTACCAACACCAACGAATCTCTTATCTTGTAAGTTATTGTTAATAGTTAGTGTAAAGTTAGTAATCTTTAGGAATGTATTTCCGTATATACTAATCGAACCATCTGAAAAGAAGAAAGGTTCCAAGTGACCTTCATCTGTTGTAAAGTTAAACAAACTTGAATTGGTTGCTTGACCGCCCCTTGATTCATAGCCTGTTCCTACTGCCATAGCCTGTGGAATTTCTGTAACTGCCCTTGTATTAAGGTCTAATGTCATCTTTAATTCTTCATTTTCATTAGCGGTCATTGTAAGAGTATTAACTCTATTTCCTCTTGCTACTCTAACGAAGTTTAAATCTTCAGCATCGGCATCATTATCAGACTGATAAGGATTTGTAGCCAATTTACTTAATGAATATTCAAGAGCAAAAGAAGGTAAGTGGGCAGTATTAGATTCTTCAAACTTATATGTAATTAATGATGAATCAGTAACAGGATATACCATTGAATCTAAATCGGCCGCAGTATCTTCAACAGTATTTAGAATAGGAGGAACAATGTGGTCAGCCCCGCTTACTGAATTAACACGATAAATAAATGGTCCTTCATTAACATGTGAAGTGTTACTATCTTTATTGTGGAAATACAATTTATCAGCCGCAGTTCCGGTATGATAATTAGAGGGTGGGTCAACAGTAGCATTGGCGGCAGATAATTGAGTACATAGACCCAATGCGTAATAAAGCCAAGTTACATGATTACACATCAATGCCAAGTTACCGCCTGATGCAGTTTCAATACCCTTGTATTGGTGAGTATAGTTTCTTGAACCGCCAAGAGAAAGATTCAATTGTTTCATTTCAACTTCAATGTTAGGAAATGTAGCAGTTTCGATTAATCCTAACCAATTGTCGGCATGAAGTCTTGTTTTACCTGTTCCGTCATTATCTGAATCGGGTGCAGGGCAAGGTGCGCCATATGCTCTTAATACAAACTCATCATCAGCAGTGACAACCGCCGCACTCGTAGCAGGTGTAATTGTAAAGGTATCATGGTCATTTGCAGTAATTGTATGAGAAGAAGCATAAACCCCAGCATCATACCAATCAAGAGTACAGCCAACATACATATCATCAACTAATTGAAATTGAACCGCATTGGTTGTTTCAATCTGAATTGCTGTCGTGCTTGTTGTTTGCGCTTTAAAGAAAAAGTCCAATTCTGGAACCATTGTCATTGTTGCGCCGCTACCTAAAAATATACTACTGTTTTCAACTGCCATGTTATCCTCTCCTTTCCTTTACAAACTTACTAAGGGAGTGCTAATGCGAATCTTTTTGTTTCAATGTTTAATTTATATCCAAATAATCTTTTTGAACGGTCATTACTTTCTGTTCTTGAGCCAACAAATACTTGATTAAAGTTAGAACCGTCACTTGCAGTGTAGCCTGTACGACCCCGTTCAAGTGCATGACGAGCAATCAAGTATAAAGCCCTTAGCCTATCTTTGCCGAAATCAGCATCCGTTCCGGCTCTTTCATCGTGAATCGTGCGTATGTGCATAGTAAATGTATAAGTTTCACTTCTTATATCAAAGGTGACTGTTGGGTATTCTATATTTTGACTATCTTCAAAAAAGATAATTACATCTTTAGCGGTTAAATCATATCTAACCCCTTTATTCTTTGCTAATGTTCTAACATCAACAAAGTTAGGAGTACCTACATGGTCTGCTGAAATAGTGCCAGCACTTTGTAAAGTAGTAGCGGAAGAAGCCCATTTACTACTTACTAAATCAATTAGAAGCGAGACTTCATCCATTCATTAATCTCCTTTTTTACTTTTTTATTTACTGCTCTGACAAAGGCTTCTTCTGCATTTTTTAATACTTCTTCATTACTAAAACTAACATCAATACCTAATACTTCTGATAATTCTTGCATGGCTAATTGTCTTTCTTTTTGAATCTCTAAATATTTTTTAAATTCGCTGATTGGTATTTTGTCGAACATAATAATCATACTTCAAAGTCAGGATTAGTTGTTTGTTCTTTTGGCTTTTTTAATTGTTGTTGGACTTTTTCAGGTAGTGGCTTTTTTCCTTCTGCTTGAAGTTTTTTTCTTTGGGCTACTTTAGGGTCATAATTAGGATTTCTTTTTCCTGATTTATCGTATTCTATACTTGGGTGTACGCTAACAGTCTTTTGTCCTCCTGTAAAAGCATGACCTATTCCCCTTGCACCTGCTTTAAATGGTGCGGCAATTGCTTTTTTACCTGCCGCAACTGCTTTACCTGCAACTGCTTTACCTGCAACTTTAGCCGCTTGAGCAACAGG